CTTTTTTTTATGTACTTTTGAAAAAAAATCTTTTTAAAAATTTTAACAATTGTTAAAATTACGCGCTTGCCTGTCCGTTATCACAATACTCAATAGAGGTTAAGCAATGCTTTTTTGCCACTAAAACAATTTAAAATAAAAAAAATACGAAAAATGTTTGAAATAATTTGTATTATTTAACTTACCTGCTCATCTTTGTAAAAATTAACAACAAAACAACAAAAACAATGGGGAAGGACGACTTATTCGATGTGAAAGTAGGTGTTTTTAAAAACACAGAAAGTTCTAGCAAGTGTAATGGCAGCAGGACTATAATGAAAGCCCTGTTAGCTATAAAAGACAACCCTAAGAAAGATTTAATCGTAAAAGCAAGGAAAAGCGGGAAGAAAAATGGGAAGAAGCCATATACGATATATAGTTACGGCCAAAAAATAAAAGCAAACTATTATGATTTTATAAAAATTACTGGGGTTCCGGCTGTAACATGGGCGTTGTCTCTTGAAAAAGGAGAAGTGAAAAGGAAGGCAGATATAGCTGATGAGAAAATCAACGGTTACATATATTACGATATAGATTCGTATGACAATTGCACTTTAGATGAAATAAAAGCGGTTTTGCAAAAAGCTGTTAGCGTAATCGCAGTATGGAAGTCTTTCGGTGGAAACGGGCTTGGTTTTTTAGTGCATGCTGATAATTTAACTAAAGAAACATTTGCTTCTACTTGGGAGCATTATAAAAATAAATTTGAGAAGTTTATATTGTCCAACCTCATCGCAGGCAGGGGCGAAAACGCCCCGCCTGTTTTTTTGTCTTTAGACCCAGTGACTAAGGATTATACTCGGTTGAATATACTCTCTTATGACCCTGACATATATATATCGGATTTAACAAAATATATGTCTTTAAGTGCAATAATGCCCTCAAAAACAAAAGTTAAAAGAGTTGGAGGGGGTAATGCCTACAATAGGCAAGGTTATAACTCCGACATAGAGGTTGTTGAATGCCATTTGGAATACATTTTAGAAAAATGGTATAATAATGAAGAATGTTTTAACCATGCTGACAATAGGCTTGCATATTATTTCTACCAAAGGTATTTTTCGGAATGCAATATATTAGGCATTGAGTTTGATTTGGCTTTTGATTTTATCCTGAAATCGGCAGATGACATCAAATATGAGTATTTATTCAGCCACAGAAGCGAAGCAGAGGTTGAAAAAATAGGGCGGCAGCAATATACTGTTTATAATTCTCAATTTAATAGCTGGATTGACAATTATGAAGATTATCCGGAATATACAATCGAAAATTTTAATGTAAAATATGAAGGCACTGTACAGGAAACAAACGAACTGTTGAATTATTATTATTATGCCACAAAGAAAGATTATTCGTCAGTAAATGAGGTTTTTGTTAAAAAATTCACAGCTAAGATTAAAGAAAGAGGCATTTTAAGGCGGACTCTCATTGAGTTTTTGTTAACTAAAAAAATTAAGGGGCAGTTAATAGATTTGGCAATACGAACATACAACATCCCTTATATCCCATTCGGCTTAGTATTAAAACATACTGAAGAGGGAAAAAAAAATTTGAGAGGTGAGAAAATAGCAAAAGAAGAAAGGCAGGGTAAAAAAACAATAGAGATTGCTTCTGCAAATAAAATCGACAATTCATTTTTAAAACTTATCAAGAAATTTGAAAATATCTATTTTTTTGCAGATTTCTTTTTTAAGAAGGCAAATAGTTTTTTTATATCTAAAGAAGATGCAATAAACTCTTTTATAAATGATTTCAAAAATGATGGGCTCGAAATACTAGCTACTACTGTATGTAATGAAATTTATTTTAACGAATTGCCTTATGTGGGCCTAGTTTTTGAGAAAAAAACATATAATGCTGCTGGTACTCCTTTTCCTAAAGAATATATATTAAATGAAAACCAATATATAAGCGATTTAAAAATCCCCATTAGTGGGCTTGGAGAAAATACTATAATTTGGTCTGACACAAATTCAGGTAAAACTACGTTTATATGTTCTGACAACACGCCTACCTCTAAAAAGATAGTGCTGGTGCCTGTAATACCTCTATTGAAATCTATAGAAAACAGGCATAAAGTTTCGGTTTATTATGGGCTAAAAAAGAATGTTAATGTAAATTCGGACACTATAATTTGTACATATAGTTCGTTTCCTCGCCTTTTCGGGCAGTTAAGCGATTGGGGGATATTGGAAAGATACGAATTGCACATAGATGAAGCACACAGTTTTGTTGCTTCCGCGTCAAAAGGGTATAGGAATGATGAAATGAATTTTATTTTAGACAAGTTGGCGTCTTTTAAAAAGACGTTGTTATATACAGGGACTTGGATAGAATTTTTAAGCCCACAAATAAAGTCTTTTAAAACAATCAGGATCAAAAAGCCTAGAAAAAAAGATTTTAAAAGGGTATTGTATAATGATAAATTGCCTTGTGTCGAACAACTTTGTAACAAGGAGCGCTTAAACGTAATATATTTACAATCAAAGTTAGAGGAAAGAGAATTAGGCAAATATAAGAAATTCTTTATTGAAAAAGGGTGGGACGAAAATAAGATTCTTTTTTTAAATTCCACGCAAAAAGAAAACCCAGAGTTTGAATATGTGATAACTAAAGAAAAAATAAAAGAGAAATACAATTTAGTGTTTTGTACTTCTATTGCTGCGGAAGGTCTAAACATTAAAGATATTACTCCCTATAGCCTTCACTTTTGTACGAATGAAAGCCCACACCTTATTGAACAAATCGTCAACCGCTTTAGGGATAATGTCCCCGAAAACATATACCTGTACAAAAATAAAAATAAAAATACAGAGACCGCTACAACATATTTTAATTTAAATGTCGTTGAATATCAGGAGAAAAAAATTGCAGCTACTGAAAAATTACTTTCTTTAGTCAACCATAAAGACAACATAGAATTTTTTAAAACGCTGCAAAATACTGATTTTATCAGGTTTCACAACGGCCAATACGAGATTGATTATCTTTCCATAGCATATTCAGCTTATGAACATGAAAAGGCGTATGCAAACAGTAATATCGCATACATGGCAAATATCTTAAAAGAATACGGGTGGGAATTCAAAGGAGATATCATACTGGAAGATACTATAGAAAAAGACATGTTGAAAACTTTAAAGGCATATCGTAAAGCTAAGGGCGCACAGTTGGATATCGAAAGGCGAAATATATTTAAAGAAATAAAAAAAAATGAAGACAAGGAAACGGTAGAACTAAATATTTCTGAAGAGGCTATGCTTCATTTTCAAAAAAATGCTCTATTGCCTGACTATGAAATTTCAATTAGAAAAAGGTTATTATATTTTGCAAGATATATGTCTTGGGGGTGTGCGTTAGATATTGTCGAATACTGGGTAAAAGATTTAAAATGTTCTAATACAAAATTGAAAACTCTGATAAAACAGCTTTTGATTATAAAACAGGAAAAGACAGGATACTTTGATAATGCTGTAAAAATACAAGATGTGTTTTTTGAACGGTTAAAAAACAAGTATTTAGACGATAAAAGGCTTGATAACGCCCCTGCTTATTTAGAAGGCCAATTAGTAAATTTTGTGAATAAATTGGGCGACGGTTGCGATGGGTTTAAAGAGGTTGATTCGTTTGAAAGTGCGAAAAATATTATTGAAAAATATTTTGATTTGTCGGCTGTAATTGATAAAAAAGGAAACATTAGATATAAATTCGGTGCTGTAAAACTTGCAAACGAAGCGGCAGAGCATTATAAAAAATGTAAAGCTTTTGCAACATATTATGGGAAATCGGGATTAAGCTTTACAAAGCAAGATATTCGTACTTATCTGTTGAAAATAAGGAAAAGCCTGTTATATTGTGCTTATTATGATACTATCAACGAAATGAATGATACGGAAGCGCTAGACATACTGAAGATGTATTGTGATGTTGAACATAAAGGCAAAGGAAACTATGAGGTTGCGTCTATAGAACCTGACATATTTAAAGGAATTGAATGGTCTTTTAGCCAAAAAAATACCAACAAAAAAGAAGAAGTTGACGTATTAGCTTTTGCAAGTTGATAAGCCTCCCTCTATTATCTCAATAGAGGGAGGCTTATGTTAAGGCCTAATGCTAATCTGCCAGTTGGAAAAAGCATTAAGGTTTAAAATCCGGATGGAAATATCTCCTGCTCCAGTGCCTGTCCCTGCGCCTAGCCCTGTTATTTGTACTTGGGGGCTTGAACCTTCGTCATATACAAAAGGAGCAGCCGGAGTCGGGCCTCCGCCTAATTGAGCAGCCGTGTTGATTACGTTTATGACAGGCGCCAGCATTGTTGAAACGCCTTCGTTGATATTTGCCGTTGCTGTCCTGTCTAAAACAATAGTATAATGCCCTGAACCATCCAAATCACCGGATTCTCCGCTAATGCCTATCGAAAACAAGGTGACGCTATCAGGATAAGTCAATGTCCCTGTACCGCTGAGAGTGCTAAAAGACACTCCGACCGAATCCGTCCCAGTCAATACTGCATCGCCCCTGACATAAGAAATTATGTTAATCCCGCTAGAATACATGCCATTGCTTCTGGCCTCTAAGGTATTCCCGCCATCAGGGGAAACTATGACTTCCGCGCTTACGCGGGGGAAGATTTCATCTCCCACAGGATCCCGTTCAATAAAGTCGATAGTCTCCCCATCTTCGTGTACGTGCAGAGAATCTTCTAACATTTCTAAGACATCTGAAATATTAGTAGACAGCCCAAAATATACTTTATTTAGCGTGATGTTGTTAGTATTCGCATTTACAAACAAGCCATTTCGAGTGGAAGGGCTAAGCCCAGTTAAAACTCTTATCAGATTGGTAGTACTGTCAGACAAAATAGCTTCGCTTGTTAGGGTATCACCGTTTAAGGTGTGGTTTATAGTAACTCCATCGGTAGCCTGGGTAGAAGTGATGTCAGTAAGCCAAGCGAATGTCCTCCTGGCTCCCCCGGTAGTGATAGTGCCATACCACCTATCTGTGTTGAACTCCACAGCCCCAACTTCCGGAGTTGTCATCAGAGGTCCGGAAGTGAACTTTGCCGGCCCGGTGCCTGCTGCTGTGGTGCCGCCTGGGAGGTGGAGGCGGGCGGTGGGTACGCCTACCCGGATTCCTGTATTGCCGTTAATCGCCAGCACTAGCTGCGCCTGCGATTGTTCGTAATTATAGAACCGGATAGACTTTCCGGCTCCATACTGATTCGGGGTAGCAGTCCAACTGCTATTTAGATATGCGAAATCCCACTTAACGACACCGTTTTCAAGGAACTCGTTCACTACTCCGTGATTCCCGGCCATGCCTGCCGCGTTGAGCTTGTAGCCTCCGGTGCCGGTCAAATTCATGATGATATTGGTGCCGCTGCCGGCCATAATAAAGCTTTTTCCCGCGTCCAGGGTAATTGCCGATGCGGATTGCAGAAGGTAGCTATTTGCGAGCGCTTGCACCCCCGCGAAAACAGGAATCCGGTTGGTTGTGCCTGTGCCGGTGATTCCACCCCCTGCCGTAATATCCGCCGCCACCAAGCTCCGAAAAGTAGGCGCAGCATCAGCCCCCGAAGCAGGGCCAGCCAACACGGTATTAGCTGCCTGGTTCACCCATGCCCCGGCAAGGGTGCCGGAAGTGGTTACAGGGGAACCCGTAACGCTGAATTGCGAAGGCAGCGTTAGCCCCACGCTAGTTACTGTGCCATCCCCGCCCCCAATTGAACTCCATGAAGAGCCGTCTGATTTCTTCAGTTCATTGTCGTCAGTGTTGAAATACATTTTTAATTGAGTGGCATCCGGCGCACCTGCCGTAGATGCCTCAATAAAGTTGTATTCTGTGCCTGTATAAATAATGCCGTTGCCTGTAAGAGTGTTGAAAGGGATATTAACTTTCGTTTCATCGGCAAAGTCTCCAACTGCGATTGTAGAACCGCGACCAACAAAGGTTTGATAAGTAGAAGTGGTGTCATTAACTGTGAACGGGTGATTGTCTGCCGCTATCAAACTCCCTAACGTAGCATATATCCCGTATGTGTTGTTGTCAAGATTGCAAAGCCTGGTTAATACGACTGCATCTTCAGCATAAAGCCCCCTAGTACAAAAGTTGATTGTGCTCTTGTATAGCGTAGAGCTTGATGTTATAGCCCACACGCCATATAAAGCGCTATTCGTTACTGTGATAGAGTTGCCTATGAAAGACTGGCTCCTGTTAATCAACACGCCAATCCTAAAACTGTCAAGTTCAACAGATTCAAGATAAATTCCTTTAGACAAAATACTTTGCAGACCCTGTTGTAGAGCGCCCCCTCTGCTCACCATCTTAAGATTTCTAAGGCTGATGTTAGAAACGTTGCTGAACACAATGGCATTGCGATTACTGGTAGCATAAACATAAACTGTTCTAACCGTGTCTAACCACTCGGAAGTTATAAAAATACCACCATACTCCCCACCCCCTACAACAAGTTTTGTGCTATCATAGATTGCTATATCACTGCCGTCTGGATTAGGGCGCATTACAATATCAATACGCTGCTCCGATGTGGCTGAATCAAAAACAGTCTTGTACCGGGTAGCTAACTCTAATCCTGCGTTAAGGGTCGTTACATCGCATGTATCGAGGTTATTACATACTGTAATTGTCAGCAAGGTGTCAACAAATTCAAAAGTCTCTATTGGCGCAGGCTCATAAGCATCTACCCCGTTCCACCGCAGGGCGTCATTGAAGTTTGCCCCCTGCTGTGCCAGCTTCAGTTCATCTGCAACAATCTCAAGCTCTTGAGACGTGGTAGAGAAGGGGTGTTGTACGTCGATCGTGTCTCTGCTTATCTCAGCCCCGCACACGCGAGTTACCAAGATGCTATCCCCCGGCAGCAATACCGTCACGGTATCTGGCCTACCAGCAGTCACATTCAAAAAATCAAGCCAAGTAATTGTATTCCCATCCCAATCCTCATAAGAGAATTCTACGGAATATACGTCTGCTGTAAGACTATTGCTGGATTGAATGAGTGCAAAAGTACTATCATTAAAAAACTGAGTAAATGTTACTGTGGCTGGACTAGAGTTAATCTCAAATGTGATCCCTGCTGTATTAATGACTGTATCATCAAGGATATAAAAATTAAGGTTTATAGTTTCATTTGAAGCACAGTTATTTAGTTGATGTACTTGTGGACTTGTATGCCATACTAAAGGAGTACTACCACTACCTCCTCCACCTCCACTGGATCCACTGATCTTTAGCCAAGCAAATTCACTTCGCACAAAGACATTAGTAGTATCAACATAAGCAAAATCACCAGCCACTGGAGCAGCAATAGTTGTCGTATCAGATACAACAGCTATCGTATATACCTCTGCATTGATAGCTGCCGTGATCAAATCGACTTTTTCAGTAAAGTGAGTCCGCATACATGCTAACAAGTCTTCGCTTAAACCGGCCACAAAATTGGGGAAGCCGTAATTCGGCGTTTCTGACAACAGGCCTCCAATACCAGTCGGAAAAGCACCAGTTTGATCGTCTACGTCAACTACTCTGACGTTGACTATGCCTCCAGCTACAGATATGATGCTGTCTACTTGAAACCTTACGCATTCATCCCCAGAATTCATATAAAGCCAATCCCCCAAGCTAGTGCTATCTGAGGCATATCTTCCTTGCGTGTCGTTGAAGAAGCCTGTTATTATGTAATTAGGTGTCGTCCCGCTTACGCCAAACACGTTTAATGTCCCTCTGAACCTATTTTCTACTTGGGAGAAACCTTCGGTAAGGAACAGCAGGCTTATAAAAAGGAATAGTAACTTTTTCATCTTTTTTGTTATTTTCAATTTTTTAGAAACCTCCTACAATAGTCCAGTTGGAGAAAGCATTAAGGTTTATCACTCTGAGCGTCAAATCTCCTGATGCTACCCCTGTTATTTGCAACTGTGGGCTTGAACCTTCGTCATATACAAAAGGCAGAGCATTGCTTGGGCCGCCCCCCAATTGGGCAGCAGTGTTTAATACTTGAAACCCATGAGGTGGCTGATATGTACTAATATTCTGGTTAATGCTCCCACCAGCCGGATAGTTAAATACAACTGAGAAGCTATTGTCTCCTGCCAAATCCGCAGTTGCGCCATTAATCCGGAAAGAACGTATTAAGGTGTCATTAGCGGGCACAGCAAAAGTACCAATGCCGCCTGCTTTAGTAAAGGTGATACCTAGTTCGTCTGCAATCACCCACGCGCCATTTCCTGCATCATACTGATATAAAGTCATGCCACTTCCACCTCCTAATGAGGAAACATCAATTTCTACAGTAGATGCATCGTCTCTTGTTAAAACAATATCAGTACCGTCTACTTCCCCAGAAACAATTCTCGGCAAGTTGTCTCTAAGAGAATAAGAATCGCCCGTCGAATCAATCACAAACCATTCTCCTGATGTGGTGTTTTTGTAAAATGACGACACAGGGGAAGCGCCGCTGCCAGGCGGGTCGCTTGCCCCTTCATTGACAATAAAAACAGTCCCTCCGCTTGGGAGGTTTTCTAACACATAATCTAATATGAGGGATGTGGGTATCCTTTGTTCTTTAGGCGTGTCCGAAGCATCGCCCGAAGGGTTTTGCCGGAGTAAATCTTCATCTCCGTTTAAAGCCGCACTCCGCCTTGGCCAATCTACTGACGGTGTTTGTTCTGCCATTTTTAACCTTTTTTAATAAATAGTATTGTCAATTCAAAATTTTATAAATTTCAATCAACTTTATAATTTATAGTTTATAAAGTTTTAATTGTCTTTAGCCTCCCACCCTATATCTACGCTTGCTGATATAGCAGGTACGTCAGCTACATAGAAACGTACCTTAAAAGTAGTACTGGTAATAGTGTGTACGCTGACAGTATACGAAGTAGTGCCATTGACAACTATAGACGTTATTATAATACTGTCGTCAGGTAAATTATGGGATACAGTTAAATCGCCAGAAGCATCCGTAGTCCCTGTTGCGTTGCCCCAATCAACCCTTAAAGTATTTGCTATCGGGTTTGATCCGTCGCCTGTCCAATACATTATCGTTTTGTCGTTTAACGTATCAGACATAGCTTCGTTTGGAAAAGCATACTTATCTTCATACATATACATAAGAGAATCTGCATCACTTCCACTAAAAACACTGAAACCATCAAAGTTTAGGGAGTATCCAATGTCAGATAATGTGAATTGTGTAAGAGTAGCTCCGGATGTTTCATTATTCACTCTCATTACAGCTTCATCGGATCCGACTTTTATTAATGAGTTGGTATTCCCATTATCCAATTCTTTGTATTTTAATTTGGCTTCCGTGCCATTAACTTCTACAGTAGACCAATCACTTCCCGTACTGTAACCTAGAATGTTTTGAGTGCGAGTAAGCCAAAGCCCGTTATTCATAGTATCAACAGGGTTGCTTGCAAGATTTTGTGGAGTTCCCCACGTCGCGTGTAAAGTTTTGCCATCAAGATCGACAATCCTATTCCCTTTCAAATTACTGTCACTACCGTATATTGCGGGATTAAGAGTACCTAAAGACCCAAATGCTGGCGTAGTAGGCGTAGGCCAATACATTACCTGATTAGCAGTTGGATTAGTAATTGCTAGATTGTAAGTATACCCTGATCCACTAAATATTGTCCCATTGTTTGCGTTAAATGTTATTACTTCATTCTCTTCTTCGTCGTCTATTATTAATTTGGTACTAAAATAATTGTCGGCTACATCACCAATAGTAACAATATGATCCGATGGAACCATGTGCATAGAAAAATGATATTCCGCATCATGAATATCACCTATTTTTATGAACCCGTTCGTGTTGTCTACAACGATACCATGATAATCTGATTCTTCAAGATAATCTCCAATTGTTACTATATCACTAGCAACTCTAAGGCCGACACCGTACCCGCCGAGAGTTGATGTATTTGTTGCGTCGTTTATAGAGAGCTTATTTTGAAAATACTGCCCTGAGTTATCACCCAAATTAATAGTGCGAGCAGAACCTGTACCGGTAATAGTAAGGCCAAAGGCATCGCTCCCATCTGGCCTTGTATTTACAGAAAAACTACTTGCACCACTGTAAAATAGCTCGTTAGTCCCCGTCGAAGTGGCTTTGAATTTTAGCCTATCTCCTATATTAAGCGTGTCTGCTTTTACAGAAACGACACGTGTAGCCACAAGATCAACACCAGCATCAACTCTAACATTTACTTGTGCTGTATCAGCCCCCGCAATATGGCTAAAGGTATTCGGTAATGAAGAAGCACCACTAACTACCAGAGTGCCAGTAGCGGTACCTGTTGCTGTTATTCTAGTAGTCCCAGTGCTGTCAATAATCAGAACATTGCCATTAGCATCAATTGTTACTGGATTACTTGGCAATTCACTTATAAGGCCATTGCCATCAGCGCCGCTTACAAGATCAACCCACACTAGTTGATTGTCGTCAGTAGGGCCTTCGCTCAATACTTGATTTGCTCCAGGTGCAGTAGTAGGAAATGTATATCCGTAACTAGCTGTACCTGAATTAAAAGATATAGTTTCGCTGGCTGCATCTATTGTGATTTTGGTGCCATTACTAAAAGTACCATAATCACCTAGAGTAATAGTACCAGTGCTACTATTATCAATACGAAGATGCATACCTGTAGATGTACCAACTACGTCACCAAGAGATGTAATCCCGCTAGAATAGTCAATTATGAGCTGTTCGTTCGATAATCCTGATAGTTCACCAACATAAATTGAACCTGATCCAGAATCATGCAGTATCTGTACACCAGTATTGATATTCCCAACATCTCCAATCCCCCAATTATCATCAGATAAATCAATGAACAGATGAGAACCGTGTGTTTGCTGTTCAGTATCACCAATTTTAACGTTGCTAAAATCTGAATCTACACTAATAACAGTACCGTACCCATTAGCATTTTCTAATATTCTAAATGAACTATCGTCAATATACAATTGACTAGAATTATCAGAGCCAATCGAAAGTTCACTAGTGCCCTGATTAAAATAGATTTTATATCCAGTATCAGAATCCTCGATATCTCCAATCCCCCAATCCCCGTTGAAATTGTTAAGAAATAGATAACTTGCGTAACTACTAAGTCCGGGATCGCCTATTTTAACATTTCCTGTGCCAAAATTGTAATCCCAAAACGTATACCCATTTCCATTATCAATAAACTCAAAATTGCTATCATCCACATGAATAGCAAAATTATTATCATTCCCAAGAAACATCGAGCCAGCGTTATTTTCTAGCTCTATTCTATAACCTTCATAATTATCATCAATATCGCCAATTTTAGCTGTGAAGCTGTTATCGTTTAACAATAACCAGGGGATCCCATTATTAGATCTAAAAACCTGCACTTCAGCATCTACGTTAAAAGTATCCATTTTCATAATAAGCGAATGTGTAGATACTATGCTAACACGGTCTTCTGGAAGAGCAGAAATAATCCCATTCCCATCCCCGGCGGCCGCTATTTCTTCGTCTACTTTGCCTGTCATGTGCGTCCTCATGCATGCCAAGAGGTTTTCGCTCAGGCCCGGTATATACCGGGGCAGGGCGATATTGGGCGTTTCTTTAAGCAAAGCGGCTATCCCGCTAGGGGGGGAAAGCAATACGGTGTCGATGTCGTATACGTCAGCGTCAAGTATCCCCCCAGCAGAGCTATTTATAGTGTCTACTCTTAGCCTTGCGCACGTAACTCCTTCGGAAACATATATTATGTCGCCTACTTCTACGCTGTCCAAAGGGTATTCCCCTGACGTGTCGTTAAAGAAGCCTACCACCGTATACTTTGGCCCGCTGCCCATAGCGGAAAAGACGTTTAAAGTCCCCCCAAAATACGTGCTCACCTGCGCCCCTAATGCCATTGAAACAAGGCAAGACATCAGGAATATCATATATCTCTTAACCATTTTGTTTTAAAAGTTTTTTTATAAATAGTTATAGAAAATACATCGAAATCATTATTAGTTTGTCTTAATAAAATATGATATTGGTTTAAACAATTTCCATTGAATCAAAAACACAACAAAAAATTTGCAATCGGAGATATTCATGGAAATTTTAAAGCATTAAAAGACGTATTTAGAAAAACAAATTTTGATTATGAAAACGACTTGTTAATATTCCTTGGAGATTTGGCAGACGGATATAGCGAACCAGAAAAATGCCTGACAGAACTATTAAAAATTAAAAACTTTGTGCCTATTCTAGGAAATCACGATTTATTTTTAAAAAAATGGACAGATAAAAATATAGTGTTAGAGGGATGGAAAAAAATCGGTGGACTAGATACTGTTAAACTATTAAAAGGCTATAAAAAAGAATTGGCAGTATATTTTGAAAAAGCAGTACCCTATTTTATAGAAGGCAATAAAATTTTCTGTCATGGCGGTTTTAACCAAAACAAACTAATCATTAAACAAAGGAAGGTTAATTTTTCTATAAACAGGCATTTATTTAAGACTTCAAAACACTATGAAAAAACAAAAGCAAAAATAAATGTACAGTATGACGAAAAAAATTCAATAAAAATAGATGAAATTTTCATCGGACATTCACCTACAAGCAACAAATTGCCTGCTTTTCACTCAAACCTTATTAACATAGACACAGGTGCAGGAAATGGCGGCAAATTAACTATGATGGATATTGATACAAAGAAATATTGGCAAAGCAGGCACTTTAAAATGTAGTTGTTAATAAAAATTTTTTGGCCAATCTACGGCTATGTTTTTCATTTAATATTCGTTTGCTAAAATGAAATGCCTGCACTAGAATTCTAGCGCGGGCATTTCATATAAATTGTGATGTGGCAATATATGTTACTCTACAGTAAACTTTTCGCCTCTATAACCATCTGTAACAACATATATGCCTGTCGGCAGGTTATTGACGGTTTGCGACCAGCTTGCAGGTACGTTATTAAATCTTTTTATAACTCTTCCTGACAAGTCTCCTAGAACAAGAGTGGGCACATCAGAAATTTCATTGACAATCAGTACCGAGTTTCCATTAGGATAGATACTCCAAGTTTGATCCGGAACAACAGCTTGTAAAGGGATATTAGACGCAGGCCGATGTTGCGAACATTCATCCGTCGGGTAGTATTGACAGGCATAAGGTTCTGTTATGCCAGTGATTAGACATTCATCAGCCACATCTTCTAGGCTGTTGATGGAAGTAGCTTCATGTATAACTTCGCCATTGCCATCAACTATCCTTAAATCCATTGATTGATCTGTAATTCCCATAATAATAGCCCATGACCGTACTAAAAAACTATGATTTTCTGCATAGTTTTTTAGTACGGTTCCATTCTCGATATGAATGTACCCATATTTCATATTTATGAACTCCAGTCCCTTTTGAATATATGTTGTCATAAGGGAATTCTTCTGGGCTGATCAGACAAGTGTTAATTGACCCCCAAGTACCTATTTGCGGGAAATCGCACACTTGCCCTGATATAGACAGTGCATTAATTAAATAAGCATTAGTATTGTTATTGGCTTCTGATGGCGATTTGAGGGCTTTGTTTTTGCCTATTAACGTACACCTAACAAATAATTCTTGCGAAGTAACCAAAGGAATTTCAAACGATTCGTTTAGTGGTGCTAAATCGTTTAGCTCTAACCCGCTAGGCATATAGAACTCTCCCATCTCAGCCCATGTGGTTTCGTCAAACGAATATTCCCATCGTACTTTCATATAATTGCTAATAAAGGATTCTTTGCGAAAGGCAGATGTAATATCAACGGTAAGGCATGAAGTAAATTCCTCTAATGTAAATTTAAATTCGGCATAGGCAGATAAATACAAATTTCCCGATTGAAACGGTTTTATCCTAATACTATATCCATCTCCAATGTGGAAGCCTGCTACCGAATTATCTGTTTCTTCATTGAAAAGGAAGGGGAAGTGGCTTAGTACCTCTCCATAAGAGGTTTCAAATGTTTCAGAATAGCTTGTCATCCTGAACCTTGTTTGAAAAGAAGCGAAATAATCAGGTATCCCATAGCCAACCCAATCATCTTCAGATGCAAAGCTCAAAGTTTGTGTATACGGGCTTTCACATCCTATGCCACAGCCATCTTGGCTGTAAGAGGCAAACGAGAACAACATCAACAGGATTAAAATTAGATTTTTCATCGTTTTTTTTGCGTTTTAAATATTAAAAAAAAAAAAAATAAATCTGATATTATGTTGCCTCACATGCTTTGTATTAAATACTATCGCAACATCTTTTTTTGTTTTATTTTTGCCTATCCTCATTTAATATTTTAGTGATCTTTTCAATTTCATCTTGCTTCCAAGCCCTATATTTTCCGTCATCGCATATAGCTATATATTGCTCGCCTTTAAATGGCTTTTCAATTAACAAAGTCCTTAAGACAGGACTAACTTCAATAAGATTATTTTTTGTTTTATCATCTGGTATTGTTTCATCTATAAGTTCCTCAGAACTATCCAATGGCGGCGAATCGCTGTTTTGTTCATAGTTTATTTTTGTTTCTTTAAACAACTCGTAAACCAAATCCAAATCTTCCTCTGACCAATCAGTATCTTCTGTTTGGTGTTCGTATCTTTTTGCAAGAAAATACCCGTCTGATTCTGTCCTTAAATGATATTTTTGATGTAATATTTTTCTACATTCTCTATTATAGTGGTCGATTGTATTTTGAATATCTTCCTCCCCCCTCCAATATTTATCTTCAGCTACTATAAAATCACCTTTTTGTGGTTTTCCACTAATGAATTTTTGATTATCTAAACAAGCTAATATCATTTCAAAAGAGTCTTCCGAAATTATAATATTGCCCTTGCCATCTTTTTGGGCTTTAATTTCCATCATATTATGATTTTTTTATTATTTAATTCACAATTTGTCGCTTTATCTTCAATTATTGCGACTAAAAATAGATTTGATCGACACAAAGATAATATATTCTAACGAAATAAAAAAATATTTAAAAATTTATTTGGCTTTCAAAAGCAGACCCATTTACGATGCCTTCTAAATTAAGGGAAACCATGTAGGAGTTATTGTCTATTGTCGTTTCAAGCTTTTCAATTTTTATTTGGGGAAAAAAATCTTTGATTTTAGATGTCAATTCATTTTTCAAATTTTTTACTGTAATATCGTCTAATGGCTCAAAGAGGTATTTTTCTATGCCAAACCCCATCCTTTTATTATATAAGCGCTCTCCTTCCCTCACAGTGATAAAAAAATTTAGATTGGAAATGACGGCATCATTGGTGTTGTTTGTCAATGAAAAAAAATGGTTTTTCGGGGATTGTTCTAACGGGAATTTTATGTTAATCGTCTTTTTCATTTATTTTTTTAATAAATTATCTTATTAAAAATTTTTCAGGGTTAAATAATAAATGTAGCCCCTTATAAAAACCGTTTAGTTGTTTTTTAACATCCCATATTATTATTGGTGCTGTATTTCGATGAAACCATAGCATTTTGCCTGCAATGTTTTCGCTGAACAATACTTTCATTCTATTTCCTCTATTAGATAAGCTAAAACTGTAGTAAAACCTTTCATTTTTAGAGCTCTAATCCTGTGTTGGCCTTCTATTACATACTTTTCTTTTGGATCTACTATGATAGGCTCGAATCTTCTGTTTTTTATTATAGTACCCCCTAGTTTTATTATCCTTTCGCTGTGGTTTAAATATTCAAAAGAATCTATATAGTCGCCTATTTTTACTAATTTTGGGCCTATAATCTTATAGTCGCCAGAATAATTTGATTCTGCTGTTTGCCTTAACAGGCCCGGCTTTGGCTCGATAATATCTATCTTGCCCCATTCGTCTGGTTTCAAAACATCAACCTCGTTTACCTTTATATAATACGCATTGTTTTCATCTTTTCCTATTTCAAAATAATCGTAAAAATTATTGTTTGGCCTTATGCCATATTTTCTTTCATGATTGGACAGCAGCTTTCTTACAAATTTCCAAATATCGCTGACTGAGTTGAATTTCTTGCCGATCAGTTGATCAGAAAATATACTAATATCTTCTTTTTCATCTTCTTCTTCCTGTTCTTTTACGAGGCTTTTACAATTATTTTTTATATATCTTTTTATTTGTCCTTCAGAATGTTTCAGCAGGCTTTTCAATCCGAAATGCAATTTATTCATTTGCTTTAATTCATCTAAGCTAACCCATTTTGCATCTACTACTTCTATCTCACCATCTACAGTTTTTTTGTTTATCGTTTTGACTTTAAATTCTTTAGGGACTAATATTAAATTATTATAGAATTTAAAGCCTCCTTTCCTTTTATACAAAAAGGATGGCGCCATTTTATAAATTGGGCCGTCATATCCGCTTTCTTCTTTAAATTCTCTTCTAGCTGTTTGTTCCGGAGTTTCATTAGCATCTGGCTTGCCGCCAAATGTAGCCCAAGTATTTCCGTGCGAGATATTGGGGGCTCTTTTTTGAATTAATATCCTGCCTGTAGTTTTCGCTATTGGCAACACGCCTGCTGCATATTCTAATTTTTCAAGAATAAGTGTATTCTTATAAAATATATCTTCTCGTATTAAAATTCTCATATATTAAAAGTCTATTATTTTCCAATTTCCGTTTTTATCTTTCATTATATTTCCGCCATGTATATCCAAATATTCGCCATCAAAAGCCCGGCATCGGCTAAGGCGGATGCTAAGAGGTTCTATGGTTTTCTATAGAATCTCATACTGTTCAGAAAAAAATATCTTCATCTTATTTTCTCTAATGATATGGTTTAAAATAAATATGCCAGTTAGCTCGCTAACTGGCATATTATTAAACAACTCATAATATTTCATTCACAGCCGATACACCCGATGTTGTTATCGTCTTTGACCTCTTGTGCTTTAGCTGAAGATGTTATGGCTAAGTGGCTGTTGTTTACTTTTATCCCTCTGCTTCTTAAATAATACATTCCGGTTTTTAGCCCTTTTTCCCAAGCATAAAAATGAGATGACGACAGGCTTGCCATATTCGGGCTTTCCATGAAAATGTTTAACGATTGTGATTGATCTATAAATGGGGCTCTGTCAGCACTTAAATCAATCAACGATTTTTGCTTATATTCGTATACAGTCCTGTATTTTTTAACTAAATAATTTAAACGATCTTTATAAATTTCGTAATCTTCTCCGACAATATCATTAAAAGGTATATCTGCAATACTGCCGTTAAGCCTTATCATGTAATTTTTTACCGTTTCGTCCCACAACCCCATTTCAGATAGGTCGTTTATAAAATGATGGTTTATTATCATATATTCTCCATCTTTTGTCCTTCGAGTATAAATATTGCTAAAGAATGGCTCGAAACATTCGTTTGATCCTATTGGCCTTGCGGAAGATGCTGTTGGCATCAAAGCAGTAACAGTAGAATTGGCAACCCCATATTTTTTAATTTCCTGTTCTAAACCATTCCAGTCAAACGTCAATTTGCTCCTGTCATAACCCCACATATCAAATTGAAAAACACCGTTTGAAATTGGAGAGCCCTTATAATATGGATAAACGACATTAAATTTTTTAGCATATTTATTGGATCCTTTTAGAGCATTAAAATATATACATTCGAATATCTTTTTATTCAAACTAACAGCATCAGGGTGGTCGAAGTGCAGGTCAAGCATGGCTAACATATCTGCCATCCCTTGTACTCCTATTCCCAGTGCCCGCTGTTCTTCCGCCCCCCTTTTAGCTTTTTCAGTTGAAAAATTATTGGTATTTATAAGCTGGTTTAGTGCAAATATTTGATCTTGGACGACTTTGCCCATTAACTCAAAATCAAAATAAGAGTTTCCATCCTCTTCTTTATGTACATATTTCTGAAGAGGGACGGAAGATAGGATACAAGTCGCCACAGTATTGGGGTCATGGTATAAGCAGACTTCTATGCACAAGTTTTGCGAAGTGATGATGCCGATATTTGATTGCGGGTTCTTATAGTTGACATGATCTTTGTATGCCATATACGGGACGCCTGATTCTATCTGGGCTTTGATTATCTTTTGCCACAAATCCCTAGCATTTATTACTTTAGCAGGCATTTTTCCTTCTAAAAATGCGTTTTCTATAGCAGTATATTCATTTTCAAACTCTTTTCCAAAAATACTCCATAGAGGTTTAAACCCTGCTTTTAAAACTTCGTTGGGGCAAACCAAAGTCCAATGCTCATTTGCTGTTACCCTTTTCATAAAAAGGTCAGGTATCCATAAAGCTGTAAATATATCTCTAGCCCTATTCTCTTCTGCCCCGCTAGGCAGCTTTGCGTTGATGTGATCTTCAATATCCATGTGCCAAGGTTCCACATATATCGAAACGCTTCCGGGGCGCCTTCCGCTTTGGTCAAAAAAGCGCATCCCTTCGTTTAAGATTTTTTCGTATTTCAACAGGCCTGCTGCTTTCCCTCCATTGCTTAATCTTGATTTGCCTGACCTTATTTTGCTGGCTGATAAGCCAAGTCCAGAAGCTCTGGCTGAAGCATTGCATAAATCGGAAAATGTTTCTAACAAGCCTTCTTTAGAATCGGCTGCTATATCATGTAGCTCACAAGATACCATATTTCCAACCTTAGTGCCAGCGTTTATCATGATAGGGCTTGCAAGCGCAATCAAGTGCTTAGAAAAATTTTCATATAATTTTATACATGACTCTAAATCATAGCTCAAGGTTATTGCGCACCGCATATACATATGCTGCGGCCGTTCGACAACATTGCCTTCTCCATTAGTTAGCAAATATAGGCTTTCTAAAGACTTCCATCCGAAATAATTAAAGTGAAAATCCCTATCATAGTTGATATATCCATCTAAACCTCCATATCCTCGTTTTTTTTCATAATACTCTTGGTTTAAAATACCTATTTCATATAATTGCTCCGTCAATTTGTCATAGTTCGGCTCTACTTCCTTATTATGCCTGCTGATTGATACATTTGCAGCCAAGCTTGCATAGTCAGGGTGGGTAGATACCATATTTGCAGCAGTCATCGCTACAAGAGTATCCAATTGAGAAGTATTCATCCCGTCTGTGATGCCTTGCACTGTTTGTACAAATACATCGTCGATGTTTACTTTCAGCCCATGTGCAGCATTTTTTATGCGGGCGCGCAGTTTTGCGGGGTTGAATTGGACAACCCTGCCATTTCTTTTTGTTACAGAATAATTCATAAGAGTTTAATTTTTTAGAAATCTTCGTTAAGCAAAAAATCCCCTAGTTCAGCTTTTTTATAATCTCCCACTCTCTTTTCAAAAAAATTAGTTTTTCCTTGTACGGCTATGTTTTCCATAAACGGGAATGGATTAGAAACGTGAAATTCTTTGCTGCACCCTAGCTGTTCGAATAAACCGTCAGCCACAAACTGCAAATACCGCTTCATCAAGTTTGCATTCATTCCAATCAAAGAAACAGGCAATGATTCTGTAATAAATTCATTTTCTATTTCTAATGCCGATAAGAAAATTTCTTTCACCCTAGCTTCAGACGGCTTGTTGACAATATGGTTGTTAATCAAATGTATTGCAAATTCTCCATGTAAGTTTTCGTCTTTGAATATGAACTCGTTTGCTAAAGAAAGCCCCGGCATGATCCCTCTTTGCTTCAACCAAAAAATGGAACAAAACGACCCGGAAAAAAACAACATTTCTACTGCACAAAAGGCAAGCAAGCGATCAACAAAATTTTCAGAATTCACCCAATTTAATGCCCAATCTGCTTTTTTCTTTACTGCTGGCATCCGGTCAATTGCATTAAAGCATTCGTCCTTTTCTTTTTCGTCTTTGATGTATGTGTCTATCAATAAAGAATACATTTCCGAATGTATATTCTCCATCATTATCTGAAACCCATAAAAAAATTTTGCTTCTGTATATTGTACTTCTCTTACAAAATTTTCTGCCAAGTTTTCATTTACGATCCCATCGCTTGCTGCAAAAAAAGCCAACACGTTTTTTATAAAAAAACGTTCGCGGTCGTTTAATTTTTCCCAATCATGTATGTCTTTAGACAAGTCAACTTCGCCTGTTTTCCAAAAAGACGATTCATGCCTTTTATAAAAATCGTAATATATGTCAGGGTGTTTGATTGGGAAAAGGACAAACCTGTTAGGGTTTTCTGTTAAGATAGGTTCGGTTTTAAAATTTTGCATAAAAGTGGTTGGTTAAATTAAGTTAATTAAATGAATAAAAAAGCAAGCATGTTATCACAAAAGCACTTTATGTTTTTGTGATGCAAATGCTGGATAAAAATAGCTTTCTACCGCAAGCAAACCTGACTAGGGCTTGTTTTTTAGGGGGTATTTATAAATAGTTTTTTAGGGGTATGTTTTCAAAAAAAAACGGGCTGTTAACAATAAAAATTTAGGATACAAATTCGTTTTTAGAATCCACATTAGACTCTGAAATTTCGATAAACATCTTTTCGTTATCCAATATGATTTCTTTATAAATTATTCCAGCTTCTCCTTCTCTGTTTTTTATGACCTCTAAATTCCTATGCCTTGACAGAGAAAACAATTGTTGTGCTTTAAATGCCCTTGCCACTGAACCGCCCATACTTTCAAGGTTGACTATCAGTTCATTCAGGCCGGATCTATTCGTCTGGATATAAGTTAAGCATGGAATATAATATTCTAAATCGGAAATCAGCGTGATAAGATCGACAACGACATCAGCCTGTTCTTCGTATTTGTCTTTATATTTCCGGTTTTTAGGAGAATTCAAGCAATCTAAATAATCCACTATAAGCAGATAAAGGCTACCATATTCTGCTATAATATTGTCGCACACATTCCTTAAATCGTTTGTAGTAGCTGTAGTTTGGTTCAATTTTATCAATATCAGCCTCCCCCCTTCCGCATATCCCCTTTTTATTTCTTCGTTCGATAGTTCAAAAGCGGTTTTATTGTTTTTTACTACTGCGTTGATGCCGAGGCCCGATAGTTTAGCATATATTTTTTTCATTATATCTTCATAATAATCCTCGAAAAAAACCAATGCTACGACTTTTCCTCTCAAGAAGTTGTGGACTGCGGTAATAGTGGCAGTGGTAGTCTTGCCAACCCCTGTAGGTATGACCCCTAATGCCAGCCTGCCTTGCTTGAAATTAAATTTTTTATCAAAATAATCTCCCCATCCCAACGGGACATAATAAGCTTTATTGTCAAAATGGTAAGGCTTGTTTGGCTCTAATGTTATTGGGCGGTATGTCTGAAGGAGCTTTCTTTGAAATTCTCTCATGTTATACATGAGATAGTCAAGGTTTTTCACTTGTTCGTCCCCCTGCTTGACCTTATCTATTGTTTCATAACAATAATAGAGTATTTCTTGTTGGGTTAAAAAGTTTACCACGTTTTCTTTTACCCACTTCCTATTGTTTATTTTTTGGCTGTTTATCTTTAATAAAAGTTTTTTAACTTCTTTTCTTTCTATCTCATCGTTCGTGTATAAATTATTTTCTGCATATATTTCCTTGTATGTAGGTATCCCTCTATATTGCTGATAGTAGTTTTTGATTATGTTTACAATTTTTTTAGTAAAAAGGGAAGAAAAATATTTTTCGTCTAACAAACCAATGACTTCTTCTCCCATTCTAGTATCTCTTGAACCATCTTCATGAAATTCCCCTATTACCATGTTAATGATTTGAAATTCAAAATCTTCTCCTAGAAATTTATTAGAAATGGTATTTGGCTTGAACATCAAACTTGCGTATTAAAATATGTTAATCATTATAATAACAGGGCGAAGAAAATAAATGCAAGATAATTAAAAATAACTAAAAGCCGGGTTCGATTGGTATGCCATTAAACCTTGTCCCATATGAGGTGATCAGGTTTCCTTCTATGTCTTTAAAGAAGATAAGCCCATCGCTTGGGTTCACATGTATCCAATATTGGATATTGTCCGGAGTGAAATAGTAGTATATCAAGTCTTTGTTGGGCTTTATCCCGACAAAAGCTATGTCTGCGGCGAACTTAATGTTACCAAAATCCCGGTTGGAAACTATCTTCAGGTTGTTATAATATTTTATTACCCGGACTTGCATGGTTAAAGACAGGGTTGTGTCGCCTCCCCATGTTTCAGAGAGTTTTATGAATGCGTTCCCGTCTGTGATGAATTCATAGTTATAATCTTGAGAATAACAAAAAAAAGAACAAAGAATAGATGCTAATATTAATAAAAGATGTTTCATGCCAACTTTTTTTTAAAAATTATTTTAAATTGGAAGATAATTTACCAACTCTTTCCTTGATGATATTGAAATATTTTTCTTCTTTTTCCATCACAATAAACTGCCTTCCTTGCATTATGGCAGCCTCAGCAGTAGTACCGCTGCCAGCGGCATTGTCTAAAACTACCTCCCCTTCGTTTGTGTAGGTCTTAATTAGATATTCAAACAATCCTACTGGCTTGACCGTGGGGTGTAGCTTGCTTGTGCATACATTGAATTTTTGCCAAGAAGAAGGCACTCTCAATTGAGGTAAATTTACGCTCCTCCTTTCTGAAAAAACCCTATAATTTTCGCTTTTGCTTTCATGGTTAAATTCGTATTTAACTCTGTCTGCGCCTGACCCTGTACGTTCTTGCATTTGTTTATTGTATGTCCATTTGCCTTTGCTAAAAATCAACACTTGTTCGTGTTCTTTGAACGGCTCGCGCACAGTATTTGCAAAATTGCTGCCCCTGTTTTTTATCCATATCCATTCATGCCTGAATAAGGATGCTTGCGACATCACCAAGCACGACGAAAAAGGTTGCGAGGCAGTCAGAGCAACAACCCCGTTTTCTTTCAAGACATGCCAATATAGCGGCCACAGCTTGTCAAGCGGGATAATGCTATCCCATTTGTTAGATGTGATCCCATATGGCAAATCAGCTAAAATCATGTCTACCGACCCTTTTGGTATGTTTGGCAACAAATCCAAACAGTCGCCTAAAAGGATTTCTTGTAGCTTCATTGATTAAAATATTTATGTCAGGTAGCTTTATTTTTCTTAAAGGTAAATAAATCTTTGAATAATTTCCAATTATATTTCAATATTTATTAAAGAAAATTCTTCAAATTATTTGTACTTGTTTAAAACCCTGAAATATTCAGAATCTCGTGCCTTAAAATTGTTTTTGTTAAAATACCATGATGTCTCACTCCCATTAAAGCTTATATATGGATATGCGTCGTAATCTTCAATCGACACATATATGTTTCTGATTTCCCATACCTTTTTAAACTTGCTTCAATAAAACTTTTAGAAAGGAATCCATCAACGCTGTAGCTAAAAATAATATGTTTTGCTTTTGTTTTTGCAATTATTCTATCGAAAAGAATATGTGACTTATAATCTTTTGACCAATCTGAATGCATTGGCGTAGTTGGTCTTGAACCTGTAACAGGGCTTATTGAAGGGGCATCATTTAAAACCAAAGTTTGCAATAGGTGATATTGAGTTCCAAATTGGTTTTGAATATATGGCGGGTCTAAATACAAAATATCACAATCGCCATCCTCAATTATATCTTCAATTTTATTGTTGAAGGTTTGTATGTCGGCAAAAAAACTAAATGTGCTTGACTAAGCGTTGGCTTTTTACACTGACGCACAACTCAAATATAACCACCATGATATTTTAAATTGGCTACCTCGTATTCAGTCGGTAAGAGAAACCTGTTAGCATACTTTTTCTTTTCGAAAACCTCGACAATGTTATACATCACATTGCTGTATTTGTATGCGTTGTAAAAAGAAGGCATATAGCTTCCGGATTTTAATGGAATGAAGTCTCTAGCAGAGAACGTAAACGAATGAAACAGTTTGGTTATTGTTTTATCTGTAATCTTGCCGCTAATGTCGTAAGTAGGATATCTAGTGTCTATGAACTGGACTTCATAAAAATTATCAACTCCAATTGATTCGATCATCGGTATTGTAAATACTCCTTCTATTTGAAGGTAATGGCGATACAGATAATTTGTGCTTTCATATTTTAATGTATTCTTGAATACTTCGGCTAAATATTGTGAAGCATACACAATTTCCCAAGAATTTTCCAAAACGTTGGCGTTTATATTATATATTAAGTTTCCCTCAAACTCTTTTAAACATTGAGGGCCGACTTGTTTGGGATATTTTATGTCTGCATTAAACATTTTAGTCGAATGCTCGATCTCAAATTTTTCATTCTTTGAAATGTAAAAAATTTTCATTATGAACCGCATAAATCTTTTGTTTTATGTTACTGAATGCTTCTGTTTATTAATTGTCTTACAAGCTTGTTGTTAGACGTTAGTATTTTTAATGCTTGCAATCCTTTGCCGTATGCCTGTTATGTTTTCTTTGATTTGAAAGGTTATGCTATTAATGCCCTCTCTTTCTGCGTCTGCTAACAGATAACTTTTTTTTAGCTCGATGCTTTCCTGTTCAGCAGTCATAGCTGCAAATGTGGCTGTCATCTTTTTATTGTTGTAAGACGGCATATCCATTAATGCTAGTTTACGAGCCGATGATTGAATATCATAGTTGCTTCTCGCAATTGCATATTCTCGTTGTTGGTTTAAATAGTGATAAGAAAGATAAAGCAATTCTCTTGCCAATTCCTCGGCAATCTCGTGCATCCTGAAAATCTTATCTTCTTGTACTCGTATTACAAAATATTCGTCAACAAGGATGTTGATATTGTCAAGTACTTTATCTAACGGTGGAATATCCATTGTTTAAAATTAGTAAAGAGGGGGTATGCCCCCCTCTTTACCTGTTATCATGATGTCATTTAAAATGGCAGATCATCGTCAGTTTCTGCTGTAGGTGCATCTTCGTTAGGGATCGAAACGGGCGCCCCATTCGCATCCGGGTTTTCATCATCTTTTGTAAATTTATATCGAGGCTTCCCGGTGTCTGCGTTTATTTCCATCTCAACAGCATATCCTTTCTCTTCCATCCTTTTTTGAAACATGGAAAAAGCAGTATCCCTGTACCCTCCATTAATAATTCCTTCAAAAAATTCGCCCATTGGAGTGTTCGTCTTGTTTTTAGATGCGCTCTCCCATGCTTCTACCCACTTTTCATTGAGAGGGTGATTCCCAAACTGTTCGTTTTTTGAAAAAAGCGGCATTACCATCACAACCTTATCCCCTTCCTTGTGGAATACATTTAAATTGTAGACGTTTTTACCTTCTTTGTCTTTTTTGGGAATAGTGTAATTTCCGTTGCTGTCTTTTTCAAATTGTTGTTGAAACCGGATCGAGATATATGCGGTATTCCCTTCCTCAAAAACTCGGCAAAGCTTGTTTGCCAGTTCTTGGCCTTTCATCGAAAAAACGCTGCTGACGATATAAGTGTTGCGCATCTTTAAGGAGTCGTCAGCTCCCCCTTTTTCATTCATGTAAGGGCATTCGTAGTCGTCTAACGATATCACGAATTTTTTATTCGTTTTTTTACCGAAAGCATCCTCATAAACGTAGAAATTTCGCACATAACCTCCTACGCTGTCTGTTGACAGCCTAACCTTGTGCTCAGACCCGTTTTCGTCTTTAACAACATAGTAAACATCAAAATATGGCGCAGTCCCAGAATTGACGTATTCCTTCGTATTGACCTGAAGGTACATCGTTTGGGATGGATTTTTGCCGCCCCCATTGTTGTTTCGTTGATTTCCTAGCATGTTAAAAATTTTTTTTTCTTTAGAAGTAATTAATTAAAATTAAACGATTATGCAAAAATATAATTTTTTTTTGTGAAAACGAAACAAAAAACAAAACTTTTTATGAATATTTTTTATACTAGAATGGAGTGTCACATGCTTTGTGCGATATCATGTTCATTATAGCCGTCATACACATCTGACATTTTTAAAATGTACTCGCTGTTTTGTTTTTCGGCAGTGTCTAAATAGTTGCCGGGCTTGTTATTATTAATGTCAAACTGATGTTGGCCTTTTTCGTCCGCAGGCTTCCAGTAATCAGACAAGCGCACTGAATATGGAAACGAAGACATGCTTCTCAATTCTAATTTTTCATTGGGAGTAGGCGCCCTCTTTTTAAGTTCTTGGGCTAAAGAATCTTGTCCTGCTTGTATTTTTTTGCTTAAACCGTCTATATCCTGCCTGATATTTTTTAAGTCGCCTCCATAGCTTGCTTTTAAGCCGTTTATCGCGTTGACGATTTCATCATATTTGTTTTTCATTTCATCCTGTTTGGCTACTAGGTCAGTAACGTCTATTTCAACTTCGTTGCTGCTGGTATCGGCAGGCATGCCATCTGGCGCAGCTTCTTCTCCTCCGCCTTCTATTTCTGCGTCTAAATCGGCAGATTCTTCGTCGTCTTCCAATTCCGGAGCATTTAAATCTATATCCTCCTCGCCTTCGGCTGAACCACCTTCTTCCTCTCTTTCTTCGTTCACGCCAACATAGTAGTTATATTCTGACAACAACCTCATGTTTTTTAAAATCGGATAATTAAATGCTTTAAAATCCATTTTTAATCTTTTAACAGTAGTTTTCCAGATTCGGTTATTACTTGCCTATCGGCTATGATTGGCGAGCCTGTTTCGACTGGCTGCGGCACTCCTTCAGTTTCCAATTCGCCGCTGGCGGCACTATCTTCGTTTTCGACAATAGGCAAGTTTAAAAAATCTATTATTTTTTGAATGTCCATGTTTATATAGGTTTAATGGCCAGCTAAAAACTGTTCCAATATGGATGCGCGGTAATCAGTGCTTCCATATGACATATTGATGCTTGCCTTTTCATGCGGCAGGTTCCAGCTTTGGTTTTGATTGTTGTTGTGGCGGATTCCCCCGGTACAGATTGCGTTAGTTGATATTAAAGTTGCCATGTTTTTTCATATAAATATTAGCAGGCTATAAAGAATTGCAAAATAACTATGTCGAAAATGTTTTTTTTGTGAATGTCTTTCGTTATTTTAACAATTGTTAAAATTTTATCTAAAGTTATTAAGCTGTACTGTTATTTTGCAGTGTAAAAATAATGTCGTTATAAAGTTCGTAATAAGCGACCGGCACAAATGACGTGGTGGGCCCCTGCCTGATTTTGTTGTTGACAAAATCATAATATATGCCGTTATAAACTATTCCTATGTGAGTTATAGGGGTAAATTCCATGTTAGTCCGGTTTAGCGTGGAAAGCCTTTCTATTTTAAAAGCATCGTTTCTATTCTTTATCGCGTTTATGGAAACGTTTTTAAACCTTGATGTATTAAAATATCCGAATACAAAAGATAGTTTATCTGTGATAACTTCGTTGTAATTATAGTTTCTTGCTTGGGCGTTAGGGCTAAAAGACAAATCAAAATATTTTAACTTGCTATTGTTTAGCCCGGCAAACATATCCCATGCATCCAGGCCGCCGAACGGGATTGCATATACGCCTAGGTCTGCCATGACGTTTTTCGCCCATGCCATGCAATACCCTCCTGAAAGCCCATACTTGTTCATGGACGAGGCGTTATCTTTAAATACTCTGCTTAAATTTGCTTGAAAAGACGAAAGGGTGAGCGTGTCAGCTAACCTGTATTCGACGCGCTGCCCATTTTCGTTCAATAGGCTGAATAATAGCCTGTCTGCCTGCGACATAGTTATTGGTGTTATTGTGCTTGTTTGCGTTCCTTGGTCAAACCCTACTGAATCTTCAAATATTTCAGGCGACCCTAGCCTTATGGTTGAAGAATCATAAGCTTCTGATAAGCTCAGATCGACATATGATGTTATTTCATCGACTAAAGGGTACAAGTATTTTGAAATTTTATACCCTTTAAACTGCGTTGTGTGGTAGTGAGGCACAATGCTATGGGATACTGAGGTAATAATATAAGCCCCTTTAAACATAGGGACATTCAGTTGAAAGTATTGATGGGGCTGGATCATCATATTCCCCATCCCGCTTATGGCACAAGAATAGCTTCTCAATTTAAAAATATCATATAGGTCAACGCCTTTATAAAATCGCTTTATGGCGCCTCCCTTGTCTATAATATCTGAAATCGTCCTGAGATATTCCGCTGTGTTTTGGTGTTCCTCAGTGTTGATGTTTACGTCAGTAAAATGAGATTGGTTCTGATCCCCGAAATTTACTAAGAAAGAAGATATGTTGTATTGGTTGGCGTCTGCATCTGTGGTATGCTTACCGGATTTTTTCCTTGTTGAAAATTCTTTAGGCAAATCTTCAGAAGTCAGAGAAAAACCATCTCCTTTATAATTTAAATCTGTGTCTAAAAATTTTGAGGCATTTCCTTGATACATCGCTATCATAGACGGGGCAGAAGCTGCGTTTTGCAACGATGTCTGAGGAGTGAACATATCTATCAAATCATCTTCGTTGTTAAAGCTGACGTAAGATGGAGCAAAGAACGTCAAAAAGTTATTGTTGTTCAATATATGAGTCATATACTGATAGCAATTCATCGCGTCGTTCTTAAACAAGGAAATTACTGTGCGCGGGTTTATCACCGCCTTGTCTCCGATATAATTCCAACTCCGGTCAATAAAATAAAAATGGTCGAACAGCCGTTTGTCTTTCAAATCGAAGCATGCGTTGAATATCTTCCCGTCTTTAATCCCTACGCCTATCCATTTGTCGTATATTGCTTTAATATCGTTATATATCTCTATCAATATGTTCTTATCGTTCAGTACCCGCTCGTTTTTATCGTTTTTCGATGCCGCTACATTTTTGCTTTTAGAGTGCTGCCTGTTGAATTCTAGCCTGAAATATGCCACGTAATTTTCAATTTCAGTTTGAGTGGCTTTAGAATGGCGAGAAAAATTTTCATCGAATAACAAGACGGGCGACGGTATTAAAACCAGTTCCGTTTTTTTATATATATTGAATATAAAGTTATAAGCTTCTTTGTATGAATCAAAATCAAGGTCGTTGTTATATATTAACTGCGCTTTGTTTTTATGTACGTTGGAATATGTTGAAAAATTTTCTGCCCATCCTGAAAAATCATATTCAAGATAGTAACTTTCTATCACATCCAGAAGCGCCTGGCTATAATCCAGCAATTGTGGGAAAGTATCAAATATCGTATGTTGCCCATCAGGTGCTGTTTTGTTTAAGTGGATTATGCACCCTATATAAAGCAAGTCTATTTGTTTGACTTCATATACCGCTGCTTTTTGCGTAAAGTTTTCAAAAAAGTAAGGTACGTCCTTGTATACTCCTAGGTTGTCTAAGATTAAAAAGCGCTGTTCATGCAAGCTTAAAAGATGATAGTTATCTGTGTCGAATATTGAATATTTAGAGCCATCGTTGTCGTCATATAAATACCTGCAAATAAGAGTATTTGCACTCAAGTTATAAACTGTTTCGCTTAACCGTTGGTTTAAAGGTATTTCAGTGCCGTCTATCGTATTAAGGCTTTTTAGCCCTCTAATGCTTTCAATCCCTATCCGGTTATAAATTTCTGGGTCGAAAAAAAGTAAAGTATAGTCGCTAAACAAAAAATCCCTTGTTGACAATTCGAAGGCATTATTATCGGTTATATTAGTATAAAAATCATGTTTTTCTATAATTTGATATATTTCAGGGTGGTACGTATTTTGTTTATGCCTTAAAGATTCAAATAGGTCTTCGTTTTTAGATTTTAAGACAAAAGATAGTCTCGCCGAAAATTCGATGCCAGACAAAGAAGGTCTGACTAAATCATATCCGTTAAGGTTGAATATTATGTTGTCGTTTTGAGCGTTCGATAGGATTTGAGCTACGTCTGGGGGGTTATTGGCGACAAGCCCTTTAAGGTTGTCGTTTTCTATGCTGTTATATGCATAAGCGGCTTCTATTTCTGCCCACATTTTCCCAAGCCTGTTGGTATCTGCGTACCGGGAATAATTCTTCAATATTAAAAAACGTTCTATTAAAGCATAATAAAAAGATTGCAAAGGATTGTTAACATTGATGCTATTAAAAATATTATTGTCATAGTCTAATGTGTTTATCGGAAACCATGCTGCGTCTTGAGCATTTAGCCCGTCGTACAATTTAAGCGTATAATCAGCTTTAGATTGCAAATTGTTTACGTCTAATAAGCTGTTTACTAGCAGGTTTATAAACTTTATTTCGGGGAATGCTTCTGAATCAATGTTCTTTATTTCGCCCAGCCACGAACGTTCGTTTCCGATGATGACATCTGGAAATGGGTGGATAACGTCGCCGTCTTTAACGTCTGTTAAGACGCCCGACAGGCCGGTTATCCTAGCCTGTTGTTTTTCTGGCCTTGCAGCCTCATAAGAATAATCATATAGCAATGACAGAAACGCCTCGACATTAGCAGCTATTACGCTAAATAGAGTGTCCACCGTCGGGTTGAACCTTGCTAATATTTCTTGGTTGATGTTATCTACTACTGAAGATTCTAATATTTTTTTATTGTCAGATATTTGTTCGTATAAATTTTTTAACCCATTCCTAAGATCGAATAAGCTTGCAACGAAAAATTGCGTTTGGTTGGGCGTGTTTTTAAACCCGTCAAACCTTTCGCTAAGAAATTCTTTGTCTATGCTGTCCGCATGTACAGTATGATCTGTTTTTAAAACTTCTTCTTTTATTTTATTGATGGCCTCCTGTTCGGTTAAAGAAATATTGTCGTCCGGTATTTTTATGGCGATATGCTTGCCCTGCCCGCCTATTTCATCCACAAGCTGGTTATAATTGTCGGCTGCTATTCTTAATGCGCTTTTAAAATTATTAAACGCTGCTCTAGCCGATATGTTAAATAGGCCAACTTCTTTGACGAATATGTGGTTTTCTGGGCTTAAGCCCTCATATGCTATCAGGTTGCCATAGATAGCCGGGTTGTCGTCTTCTAAAAACCTGCCTGCCATATCCTGTATCTCGTTTAGTTCGCCCATCAGCGTGTTAAATACCCTTAGCTGTTCATAATTTTCATTAGTATTTTTGTAATTTTCTACAAACCTAGTCAGTTGTGTATAGGAATTTAGCAAATCCGAAAACGAAATTGAATTATATGCTTCTAATTTTTTCCTGCCCTCTGGAGTGTTGGGCAAAGCATAGAGGTAGCGCATCGGTATGTCTGCAAAAAAAGCATATGTATATCCTACGAATTCTGCCTTTATCTTGAACCCGCCTGATCCTGAATCAAACGAAGCGTCCATTTTCATGAAATGAAGGCAATAGTTTACTGCTTTGCCATAAAAGCCCTTGACTGTCAATTTAAACAGAGGGTACGGCTGGCTAAAAAAAATTGAAAGGGGGTTGTCTGATTGTTTAGAGCCGCCTGACAAATCAAACTCTTTTAAAGAAGAACCTTTTACGTCAAAGAAGTCTATAATTACTTTGGGGACGAAATTCGCTTTGTTTTCGATTTGTATCCCTTCTATGCCAAACCCTTCTATATTGCTTTCTGTCCCGTCTACATTCAGGTAATTAGTAGTCAAATAATCTTTTTCGTTTTGTTTCGTAGTAGTAATAAAGGAAATTATATTTATCTTTCTGTTTGACGACTCGAATTCTATAGCATCGTTGTCTTCTATAACTACCGACCTGTTTTTAGGGTATGCTGTCAGGTTAACATATATAAAATAATCTTCTGTATTATATACTTCGTTTTTGTCCGGGTTGGGATCAACAAGGTACATATACAGGTTTTTGCCGTCAGGCGTAGGAGAGGTGTTTATTATAGATACGGTAGGCCCCATTTATTTTTTATAAAAATTTATTAATAAATTAGGTAGATTTAAAAAATTTTTGTATGTTTGTGGTTTATTACTAAAAAATTTAGAAGAATGCCTGCCACATTTCCACTAAAGCTTCTTGATCTATATTGCGGAGGAGGCGGAGCGTCATATGGGTATGAACAATGCGGTTTTTCGGTTACTGGCGTCGATATAGCCCCCCAGCCAAAATATAGAGGAAAGTTTATCCAATGTGATGCAATAAAGTATTTGATGGATCATTTTCACGAATATGATATAATACATGCAAGCCCGCCTTGTCAAAAATATAGCAAATCGACAATACAATTTAGGAGGCTTGGCAAGGAATACCCTGATTTGATCGGATTGACTAGAGAGGCCTTGTTTGAAACAAAAAAGCCTTATGTAATTGAAAACGTGCCGGGCAGCCCTTTAATCAGGCCTATAGAGTTGTGTGGTGCAATGTTTGGGCTTAGGACTTATAGGCACCGCTTGTTTGAAAGCAACATCAAATTGGTCTCGCCTGCTCACCCGACCCACTGCTGTCCAAACGCAAAAATGGGGAGAAAGGCAAAAAACAATGAATTTATCCAATATGTAGGGCATTTTTCTGGCGTAGGCGAAGTACAAAAAATGACTGGGCTATATTGGTTAGGGCAATCTGAATTAGCACAAAGCATACCCCCTCAATATACTAAATATATTGGAGCTCAATTGGCTACAGCATTGAACGCAGGTTTTAAACAAGAATACAACTACAAATAAAAATGGGCAAAATTATCGTAGATAACAGATCGGCCTTAGAAGATCGCGATGCATTACAGATGGTATTGGATATAGTACGAGCAGGAAGAATTTCTAATGGAGGCAGGCAATATTGCTATTTA